CGTTTGAAGAGATTATAGGATCGGTTTAAGCACTCTCAGAATTTAAATAAATAAAATACAAGTATATAGGAGAAAATAAATGGCATTTTCCGTAAATGAATTCCGTTCTCAGATGGTTGGGGACGGTGCTCGCCCAAATTTATTTGAGGTGACATTACCGTTTCCAGCTTTTGCATTACCAGGAACAGCACAAACCAAAATGAGCTTTATGTGTAAAACTGCTCAATTACCAGGTTCTTCTGTGAATTCAGTTCCAGTTCAGTATTTTGGACGTGAATTGAAGTTTGCAGGTAATAGAACATTTGCTGATTGGTCATTAACAGTTATTAACGATGAAGACTTCATCATACGTAATGCGTTTGAGCGTTGGCTAAATGGACTAAATAGTCATAACTTAAACGTTCGTACACCTGCCGCTCAAACACCATCGGGTTATACAGTTGATGGTGAAGTTAGACAGTATGGCAAAGCAGGCAATGTATTGAAAAAATATAAGTTCGTTGGTTTATTTCCAACTGATTTGACACCAATCGACGTTGCTTGGGGTGCAAATGATACTATCGAAGAATTTTCTGTGACCCTGGCATATCAGTGGTGGGAAGCAGCAGAGGACTTGGTGGTTTAATTTATTAGAGGGAAATATTTCCCTCTAACTTTATAATGTAAAAAGGAAAAAATCAGTGGCTATAAAATTGTTTGGATTTACTTTAGGAAACAAAGACATTGCTCAGATACAAAAACCTGAGCAATCGTCTTTCACTACACCAAATCAAACACTTGATGATGGTGCAGTCACTATTACACAAAATGCACATTTCGGCACATATGTGGATTTAGAAGGTTCTGTTCGCAATGAACTAGAATTGATCACACGGTATCGTGAAATGGCTAATCATCCAGAATGTGATATGGCTATTAATGAAATTATCAATGAATCAATAACTCACGATGATGATGGTACGGTGGTTGATATCGTTTTAGATAAACTAAAGCAACCTGAAACAATCAAGAAAAAGATAATTGAAGAGTTTAAAAACATTACTAAGATGTTGAATTTTAGTAACATGGCAGATGACTTATACAAACGTTGGTATATTGATGGTAGAATTTATTTTCATATATTAGTAGACGAGACTAAGCCAAAAGAAGGTATTCAAGAGTTACGTTATATTGATCCACGAAAAATTAGAAAGGTTCGTGAGATTAAAAAAGCACGCGATCCAAAAACAAATGCAGAAATTATTCAGTCAATTGCTGAATATTATATGTTCAATGATCGCGGAACTACAACACAGAGTTATACTGCAAGTGTATCTCCAGGATTAAAGATTGCACCAGATTCAATCATCAACGTGAATTCTGGTCTGATGGATGCAAAGAATACTTTTGTAATTTCTTATTTACATAAAGCAATTAAGGCACTTAATCAGTTAAGAATGGTTGAAGATGCCATCGTTATCTATCGCCTATCAAGAGCACCTGAACGCCGAGTATTTTATATTGACGTAGGTAATTTACCTAAAGGTAAAGCTGAACAATATCTTCATGATGTTATGGTGAAATACCGAAACAAAATTGTATACGATTCAAGTACTGGTGAATTGCGTGATGACCGGAAGCATATGTCTATGCTAGAAGACTTTTGGTTGCCACGTAGAGAGGGTAATAAAGGTACTGAGATTACAACATTACCAGCAGGACAAAACTTAGGTCAACTTGAAGACGTTCAGTATTTCCAAAAGAAACTTCTTCAGTCATTAAGTGTTCCATATTCACGCCTGGAACAAACTCAGGGAGGTGGTTTAGCTGGAATAGGTAGAACTACTGAAGTTACCCGTGATGAACTTAGATTTAATAAATTTGTAAACAAATTACGTAATAAGTTCTCACAGATATTTGATCATGCTCTTAAAACTCAATTGGTATTAAAGGGTATTTGCACTAAAGAAGAATGGGAAAAATTTCGTGAAGATATTTACTATGACTATAAAAAAGACAATAACTTCACAGAACTAAAAGAGGCTGATTTACTCCAACAGAGAGTCGGTATTCTGAATTTGGTTGAGCCATATGTTGGTAAATATTTCTCGCAAGAATGGGTAAAAAGAAATGTGTTACGCCTTACTGATGAAGAAATTGAAGAGATGCAAAAGCAAATTGATGCTGAACCGCCACCAGTTGATCCAAATGCACCTCAACAAGATCAAATGCAGGATCAAGGTCAAGATCAGCAAGAAGAATCACCTCCTGTTGATAATACAATGGATAGAGAAGCAACAGAGTCGGAAACACCTGAACTGGATGCACAGGTGCAGAGGTTTTCAGGTAATATAAATAAAAAATAAGGAGATTATAATGAGTTCGATAAGAGATTTTTTAAATTCAGTTAGTCAAGGTGATAATATTTCAGCACAGGATCATATAGAAGCTGCGCTTTCATCAAAAGCATTTGAAGCTTTAGATGCAAAGAAACAAGAAATGGCTGCAACTTTATTTACTGGACAACAAGAAACATCAGAGACGGAATAATGAAATCATTAACCGAATTTAAAACTATTTTAGAAGAAGAGAAGCAAGACTATTCTAAATTTGATATGCTTGTTCGCGCCGGTCTAGCAAACAAAGCACAACTCCAAAGAATACACAGAATTCTGGACAAAATGCAGGAAGAACGACCTGTATTTAACAATGCAGATCGTATGATCTTACAGAATCTTTTTAACAAAATGGTAGACTTGATTTCAAGTAATAAACAAATCTTTCAACAAACAAAAAGAGCGGTACAAGAAGAATTGACTGAAGACACCCATGACACATCAGATTATAAACTTTCAAAGTCTGGTAAAAAAATTAAAGCACATAGAATAACATTAGGTGGATACAAAAAAGATGATAGTGATGAAGATGATATTAAAGAATCTTCTGAACCAGTTAGAGGAGAACCACCATTTACTCTATTGCTAAAAAGAAAAACTATCAGGCAATTTGATCAAGATACATATATTGCGCTTTACTACAGTGATAAATTGAAGAAACATTTCACTGTGCCATTCTCTAAAGACAAAGATATTGATTCATCAATTCAAGCAGAAGAAACACAGATTGATGAAGCAGTAATAGATCAACTTCATAAGATAGTTGCAGGAAAAAGTGCCCAACAAGTCAAGTTTGCTACAGGTGAAACACGTAAAGTGGATATGTTCACTGCATCAGCAATTACACAAGTTCACAAAGCATTAAACGATCAGAACAAGAAAAAGTTTGCTGATATGGTACATAAGTCACCGGAACATTTCAGTAAAGCATCAGATTTTGCATTTAAGCAAAGAAAATGAATCTCATAGATTTAATTCTTAGCAATAGACTAGATGAAGCCAAACAAATATTGTTTGAGAAGATCAATGCTATTTCCAATAAAAGACTGGAAGAGCAGAAGAAAGCTCTTCCAGAAATTATTTTTGATGTTGCTGGAGAAGATTTATCAGAAGCAGTTCGTCGGACACAAAACGTTTTACGGATGGGTAGAATAAAAAAGATTCGTCGGCGTATTCGTAGAGATACAAAAGGTAAAATTGTTGTTCAAAGAAATATAAAAAGATCAGCAGTAAAAGGTTATAGAATTTCTGGAAACACAGTTAAAAGAATACCATCTATTCAAAGAATACAGAAGACTAGGAAATTAAAACGATATTGGAAAACAAAAGGCAAAGCTAGATTGACACGTACACTAATGAAACGAAAACAATCTTTGCGCCGCCGCAAATCTATGGGAATAAGATAAAATGGCTTACGAAATCTCAAATGCAAGACGAGGAACAAGTATTGTTCGCACTGAAGCTCCTGGAACATACACAATTCAATTGAGTCAATTGTCAACAAATACTTCACTTGAGACTGTTACTTCAGCTTCTATTAAAAGAATTAATTGGTCATCAAATGGTTATATCACGATCGGTCGTGGTGCTACACCAAACATTATGCTATCACTGTATAGCAGCGGTGAAATGAGATTTGATGATTATGGTCATTCATTAGCTAATGATGCAACAGGTAATATTGTCGTTACTATTGCAACAGGTGGTTCGCTTATCATGGAAGTTTCTAAAACTGCAACATATTCAACAGATTTGGACAAACTATGAAATTAATTAGAGAATCCGTAGAAGCCGTAAACTATCTTTCTGAATCAAATGAGAATGGTAAGAAGTCTCTTTTCATTGAAGGAAGATTTCTGGTTGCGGAAGAACCCAATAAAAATCGTAGAATGTATAAGATTAATATTTTAGAAAATGAA